TTACTTGTCCCGCCCTATGGTCTGAGCGTTCTTGTGATCCACCTTCCACGCCCCGAAGTCTGTGTACATCGACCCGAGGTACCCGAGGCCCTTGAGAGACTCAGGCTGAAGGGCATGCTGAAGTAACATGGTGTCCTGCGCCGCGTTCACGGTTCCAATGCCGTAGTTCCTCCAGAGGAAGGCGATGTCGTAGACTCCGTTTTGGAAGAGCTTCGGGATTGCAGGGTCACTAAGCACTCCACGTACAAGCGACCAACAATGTCGTTCATCCGCGAGAGTCGGCCAGTAGCTTCGCGAAGCTGATCGGTCGTCATCGAATGGAATAACGATCGCAAGGTCTGCTCTTGGAGCGAATCCAATGCAAGTAACGCGTGATCCACTTGTTTCAATGTCGACACTGAGCAGAGAACATCCACAGATGTGGGCTTGAATGAACTCATCAATGTCGTTGATAGTTGGCTCGATCCAAACAGTACATCGCGGCCTTCGAACATCTGCAAACTCCTTCTCTCGGTTGGCTTTGATCAGGTCGTAGACGGTGGTGGGGCGGAGTTCCCACTGGCGAAGCACAGCGGCAGGATGGTAAGTAGGCAGGAGCTTAAACCCACTAGCACAATGAGTAGAGATTGAAGTGGTACCTCGCAGTTTTGACACGCCAGTGCGGCCAGCGAGAGCCCACAAAGCTGTATTACCAAGGCAGAGAATAAGGTTAGGGTCGTGATCAAGTATCTCCTCAGCCAACCGGTCGAGCTCTGGGGCGAACTCGGCACGGACGTACTTGGAGGGGAGGAGGGCTGGGTAGGATTCGATGCCAGTGGACTTTGGACCACAAAAATGTTCCAGTCTGTTTCCGGGCGGATGCTGATTAAAGACGTTGGTCCGATATACCATTGGCCGAACCACTTCCCAGATGCGGTCCACACATTTAGGATCACCGCGTCGGTAGTACTCTGATATATGTGCGCGGTCAATGGAGGTAAGAGTGAGGATTCCTGCGTCATTGAGCATCCTTAAGAGTTCTATTCCACTTGGACCGACGAAGCAGGAGTTGATACGGGCCTCCTGCTCGCCGCGAGCTTCGCCGACGATCATTAACGGTGTCATAGGAATGTGCTTAAGCCCAACTTTCGTGAAGAGGCATTGAACTTATCGGCAACATTCAGTTCAATACCAGCGGAGTTGGCTAGCAACCCCACGCAGATGATTACATCCTCAAGCTCATCTTTGAGATCGCTTAGCGAGGCTCGGCTCCCGCGTAAGCCAAGACGCTCGCGGCAGAGCTTCTTCACTACGTTGCATGCCTCGCCGCACTCACCTGCTAGTTCAGTGGCGCGAAACTCAAGTGTAAGCTTGCCCTCTGGGTCCCACTCAAGGTCGCGCTCCGCGAGGGCTTGTTGAATCTGTTGTATTGTGTGAGACATCAGAAACACTTCTCCTCAACGAGCTTGGCATAGCCAACAACGTCTTCCCAATGCTGCTTAGACATAGAGCGCCCTGAGAGCACTCGGCTGAACTTCAGTGCGATCATGTCCATGGCCTCGCGTTCGATATCGGACAGGTTGTTCCAACCGGGACCTGCACGGAACAGGCGCTTGATGCTCTGGGAAATGATGGCGTTATCTTCAAAGTTGCCGTGGGTGATATGGCGCTCGTTTAGCAACTCCATTTCATGTGGTTCACTTGCACGATCAAGGATTTCTTTCAATGTGGAACTGCGGTCGTCCATATAGGTCTCCTCAAAAGAAGCGGGGAGGACATTTGCGTCCCTCCCCGCAGTTTAGGTCCGAGGCGGGAGCGGGGTTACTCGGACTTTAGGGCGCGGGCCACGCGGGCGAAGATACGCTGACCGTCCTCACTGGGTTCGTGCTTGATGAGGATGCGTACGGAGGCGTTGGGCGTGTCGTCTAGCATCTGGCGGATGCTACGGCCCTCGGCGCTGATGCCGCATGCGTCGAGGAAGTCGGTGAGCATGAACAGCGAGGTCGGCGTGGTGTAGTAGGTGTTCTTGATAGTCTTGTCGGCGAGGCCACCCATCTGTTCGAGTTCCTCGGCGTTGACATCGTCGAGGGCTGACTGAAGCTTGTGAGTGAACTCGACGTAGGGGGTTTTCTTCTTTGCCGACTCGCCATGGGCGGGCATGCCCACGAGGATGGTTTCGTAGGTGCCTTCCGGTAGGGGGATCGGGCGTTCGACTTCCTCTGCGGGTGTGTCGAGGATGGATTCGAAAGAGCGTTGGGCTGTGGCGTTGGCCATTTGGTTGAAACCTCTAAAGGTGGATGGGAATAGTGGCATCATTTACGGACTAAGGTTACGCTCTTGGGCTTCTCCCTTGCTGGAGGATCACGAAGTACGGCGAAGAACTCGGCGAGGCCAGTGCCTAGGTCATAGGTGGCCTTCATCTCGAATGGCTTGGTGTTCTTGAGGTCCATGGTGCTGGTCGCGGCGGTTTGGATGGTGCGCTTGCCAGCCTTGTTGTTGCACTGGGCCCAATGGTTGAAGTAGCGAGGGATGGTAGGGCCTAGAGCAGAGCCCACTGCGTTGGGGTAGCCTTTGTTAGTGCCATCGTCGTTGGTGGAGTAGCGAATGTGGGAGCAGACGATCACATTAGTCTTGAACGACGAGGACGACAACAGAGCCAACATAGACTCGATCTGTTGCTGGGCAGTGTAGAACCATTGCCGAGGGTCCTTAGCCCCGGGGTTCATTCCCTTAGCCCAGTCGAACGCGGCGTCGCTGGCGAAGGTGAGGCTGTCCAGCACTACGATCACGTCCGGCCCAAAGGCACTAGGCGCCCCAAGGTCCACAACCTCCTCAAACATACCCGCAGTGTTGGGCACATCGGCGACCTTGTACTGCCACCGATCGAGCATCTTCATGGTGTTGACCCACGCGGTGGGTTTGTCCACGAGGACGCCCGCACCAGTCGTTTTGTAGTTGTCGCGAAGGGTGCGGAACTCCACTTCGTTGAGCTTGTCGGGATAGTCTTTCTCGACGTAAGACTTCAATGCATCAAGGCCGTTGTCTAAGTCGAGGATGCGCAGCTTGTACCCAGCCCCTACGAGCGAGGCAAGGGCGCCGGACTTGCCCGAGCCGGAGTCACCACTCAGAAGTAACTTCACAAATTGGTTGGATTGGTGATTAGCAAGACTGGGCACGGACCTTCTCCAATGTTATGCGAACCATGTCGCCGGGGTTAAGATCGGGTTTGGAATAGCCAACGTACAGCATCTCCCAAGAACCCTCTAAGTGAATAAACCAGCCGAGGCATATCTCGTTGTAGGTGGCGTCTTTACCAATACCACCTGCCCACTCAGAGCGAAAGCGCTGCTCTAGCTTGTTCACACGTGTGGATATACTCACCTTGCTCGCAGTGGGTTCCATCTCTCCTCCGGCGATTGCTTTGTAAACATAGCATTGAGGTATGACTCTCGTACCTGTGGGCTTCGCGAACACACCTCTTGGAACATACACCCGCCGAACTTCTGGCAGGCGGTGTCGTTTTGAGGCCAGTAGTTCTGGGTGGCGTAGCTTTCGGCAAGGGCCAACCAGTAGCGCAGGTCTTGAACCCACTCATCGAGTTGGTCAGGGGTACGGTTGGCAAAGCCGCGCATGAAGGCGTTTGGTTTCTCCAAGAGGACTTGGGCCGCGTCGATGATGACGCCCTTGATGGGGGACTTCAACACTAGTTGCCCAGCGTAGCTGTAGAGGGTCATCTGATTTGATGGGGTCCACTGCTTCATCCAGTGACCGGAGAGGGTCGAGAGGGAGGTCTTGCGGTCCATGACATAGAGGCCGCCTTGGTAGTCAACGACGCGGTCGAGGTGGCCGGAGAGGAGGTAGGGCTGACCGTTGTCGCGAAGATCAGACGTGATTGCTGCCTGCGGCCCCCAATCAAGCTCGAACCTGAAGCTCAACTCCACTGCGGGCTGGCCGCTGTCTAGGATGAAGGTTGTAGCCGGATCGTTAGCGAAGTGATCAAGATAATCAACCACAAGCCCAACAATACTCTCGCGGTTCTTGTATTTTCCCGCGCGACTTGTGCGATCAGGTATCCAGTCCCACACCCGGCTATGAAGAGCACGTATGGTGTCATGAATAGCGTCCTCATGCTTCACTCCATTCGCCCGCGACGTATCGTAGTCTTGCAGGGCTTGGTGGTACTCGATGCCGAAGCGGAGGTGGATGGATTCGTCGCGGCCGGCCCAGCCTTCGATCATGATGTATTGGTAGAGCCGCGGGCAGGTTTTGAGGTAAGATAACGAGGTGCTGTCCCATGCATACTGAATGTTGGTGCCCGGAAGGAAAGGAGACTGTGCTCCCTCTGTTAGGTGGGCTTGAGCTATGATGTTCACCTGCGCATCCCCCCGCCACTTGTCGAAGTTGGACCCGACTGCGTCGGCATCGGCGCAGCTGAGAGCAACCCCAGCTTTGTTAGGTCCACACCCTCACTTGGCCCTTCGTCCTTGGTCTTGCGTACGCGGGTGCCACTGGCAAGCTTCGCCCGGTGCTGGTGTTGAAGGGCAATGATCTTGTCGATGTCGAGCGCGGAGAGGTCCGAAGGGTCTCGGGAGATGAGCTCGTCAAGCTCGGAAGGCGGGGGTGGAGCGATGAGGGTGTTAAGAAGATTGTTCATCGTGGAGGTCTCCAAGGGTTCGTCGGACTTTGTGGTGTGCAGTGGCAGTGCGAATGTGGTCGTGGACGAGGGTGCGAACGTGCTCGGTCCAGCCGTGGCCGTAGTAGGCTTTCATCTCGTCGCAGTCGGAGTCGTACAAATTAAGCGTGACCTTTCGAAGTGGGTCGTCCTTCTTCGCGGGCATTGTACAACTCCGTCGATCACAGGGTGACTTTCCATGCAAGTAAAGCAGAACCAATTCAAGTTAGTCATCGAGTTCAACCTCCCGCTTCGTGATGTAGATGTCCTGATCATGTGGCGGCGCAGGTTGCCAGATGATTAGGTCCATTAGTCGTGGGTCGTTGGCTTGGGTGCGGCACTCATAGAGGGTGTTGCAGAAGTATTTGCGGTCGACGTTGCGGACGGTGAAGGCAATGCCGATCTCGGTAGTGAGGGCGCGCTCGAAGAGGGGGAGGTAGATCAGCGGACTAGGACGAGGGGGCACGGCGAATAGCCTCCATTGCTTTCCAAGCGTGCTTTACGGCGTTGAGGAAATCATCCTTGGCGCCGTCTGCGTAACCACGATCCCACGCGTTGCCTTTGTAGTACATTTGGTCCACGGCGGCTTTGGCCCCGGCGAGCAGCATGGCTTCAGTGGGCTCTTCATCAATAGTAGGGTGTCCGTTCTCAGTTAGTTGCATTCGACTTGTCCTCAATCCGTTGGCGCTCATGCACCACTTCGCCCTCAATCAAGCCCTCAACCCCGCTTAGGCCCTCGATAGTGAGCACCCGCGCTGACCGAGGCTCCACATAGAGCCACCATAGCCTGCCATCCTCGTCGGGGAAGATTCGGCACTCGTAGTCGTCGTATTGAGAGGTGCCATGCTTGGGGTCGCCAGCTTCGTACAGCGTGGCGTTGTACTCGCGGTCGAGCTTACGGAACTGATGCATGCGGGTACGCATGTGGATGGCGGAGGCCTCAGTGGCGAACTGAGCCCGGCAGCCCTTGGGGTCGGCGGTGGCATTGTCGAAGAGGGCCTCGCAGTCGGCGTAGGCGCGGAGTGAGGTAGGCATGCTCATTGGGGTTTATTCCACGGGAGTGGGGTTAGGGACACCGGCTGTCGGCGCCGGGTGGACTTGGGGAAGTAGCGGCGCTCGGGGATGATGACTTGGTAGAGTTCGTTTTGGCATACGATGCGATGCTGAAGCAGCTTGCTGTTCATGCGACTGAGGCAACTGCGAATGACGTTGCGGGCGTAGAGTGGACCGCCGTCGAGGTTGTCACCGTAGAGGTGGGCTATCATTTGCTCCATGGTGCAGGGCTCGGCGTTGATGAACCGCCAGAGCTTAAGCTCCAGTGGCGACAACTGGACGTGGATCACTCTGGCTTTGGTCACTGGCTCGATCATGATAGGTACCAGTTTACCACGAGGCGGGACTAGAGTCAAGGAGGTTGATGAAAGTTGTGTGTGAAGCCTTTAAAAGTCTCAACGAGTGGCTCCTAAAATTAGGGCGGCAAGAAGGATTGCGATAATCAGGCAGACCATTATGCCCATAGTATATCCTCCGAACATAGCTCAGTTAGTGTGTTCATACTACGAGTTTGCACCACATATTTTAGGTTGCGGTCTTGGTCGTGGTCAAGGTTCAGCAGGTAGGGATCGAGGAAATAAACGTTGTCGAACTCAAGCCCTTTGGATTTGTGGCCGGTGAGCAGGCGGATGGTCCCTTGTTGTTTGAATAGGTGCTCCGCGTAGGAGATCATGGTGGAGAGAGTGGTGCCGTGCTCACAGAACACCCGCATGCAATCAGCGAGGTCGTCGGCGGACTTGCTATTGGCGGCGAGCTTCTTCTCGCGCCAATCCTCGATGGCGGCGACTGTCTGGGCACGGGTCATGGTGGGGTCTCCAAGCTTCTTCATGATCGTAACCAAGCGAGGACCAAGGTCGCTACCGACAACGTGGACAGAGCGCCCTGCACTAATGAGCTTGAATGCAAGCCCAAGTAGTGGAGCATTGTTGCGACAGATAATAGTGCTATCGTCAGAGAACTCAGTGCCCCCAAAAGTCTTAGCAGATCGGACACTTCCACCCTCCTTGGTCCATTTGAAGTGTGGCACATGCCACTGGGCTGCCTTGACGATCTCGCTCGGACACCTAAAGCTCACCGATAGGGGAAGCTCGGACATATTGTAATGGCGCACTGCGGCGGACATTCCTCCTGCGAGGGCTCCGCGGAATCCGTAAATATTCTGGTTTGGATCACCAACTCCGATAAGCCGACCTGTGACCAGTCGCGCGAGCAGCGCATGGTTAACCGGCGACTGGTCTTGGTACTCGTCGACCATGACGCGCGGAAACTTCGGGAATGTTGTTCCGAACAGTGCTGACATGTAAATTTGATCGTTGAAGTCAATGAGGCCGTCGAAGGCGAGATGGATGCTTCGGCTAAGGAGGGTGTTGATAAGGTCCATAGCAAATGGAGTGGGGTGTTCATCCATGCCTCGTATGAGGTCGGCTTTGGTGATCTGGGACTGGTGGGGGTAGGGGCAGTCGGCGGGGACGTAGCCTAGGGCTTTGGCCTTCTCAAGGCCGTCCATGATGACTTGATAGTGGAGCCACGCCTCACCGCGCTCGGCATAGGTGAGGTCGTCGACGTGGGCTTTCCACAGTTGGCGCATCTTGTCCTTCTGGAGGTTTAGAGGACCTGAGCACATCTTGGCCCAGATGCCGTGACCGCAGCCGTTGAAGGTTTTGATGGTGGTGGTTGAACTGAAGCCGCCGGACTTCACTGCTTCCTCAGCGTTGCGCTTGTTGAACACGAGGTAGAGCGCAGGTTTGGTCTTGTGGACCTTGTCGATTAGCTTGAGGGTTGCGGACTTACCGGTGCCGGCGAGGGCGTTGACCATGAGGTTGGAGGTGTTGGCGCGAGTGTGGTCGAGAATGGCGAGTTGTTCGTCGGTGGGGGTCATCGGAGGGCCACGCTAAACATTAGGAGGGAAGGGCCAATGCATATACAGATAAAGCCTATTAAGGCCAACCAGTCAGAGGCGTTATCTGGTAGGCTCAATTCATCCTCCTCATCGCAAGCTGTTGCACTTGCTTCTTGGTCATGTCGAACATTGCGGCCATGCCGTGCCAGCCCTTAGCTAGCAGATCGCTCATGGCGGTTTCGTCGGCCTTGCGTAGGTGCCCAAGGGTGTGGCAGAGGTCGATCACGTTGTCGAGGTGGTCGATAAGTTTGATGTAGCATTCCTCGGGGGTGACGTAGCCGCCGGAGGTGGGGAGGGGGGAGCTCATTTAGGCTTGTACTCCAGTGCTGGGCCAGCAAAGCCCGAGGGGGTATAGGTGTTCTTCAGTTCTTTAGTAACGATCCCACTGATGCGGTTGGACTCTGCAACCTTGCGCGCTGTCATCTCGTCGTGCAGTTGCAGGAACCGTGGCCGCATGGTTTCCCACGAGGTGCACTAGCCCATGGAGAATATCTTGTCATCCATGGCGCGGATGGTTTGGATCAGGTAGGTGATCTGTTGTTCCTTAGCGAGGAGTTGGCGTTCGAGGTCGACGCAGCGGGCTTTGTGGTTGGTGTGGGGCATTAGTTTGGCCTCTTAACCCATTCAGGATCAACTAGTGGACCAACCCCCGGCCGCCCAATCTCAAGAGTCCGCTTACATTCCTTGCAGGCTAGTTCGTTCCAGCCTTCGATTGGGGAGTCTGAAGTTAGCACTAAGTCGGTGGCGCCGCATGTTGGGCATTTGCGTTCTTCGGCCATACTAGCGCCTCATCGGTTTGGAGGGAGTAATAGGTTGCGTTGGGAGGGCGAAGCCGAGGGAAGCAAGCAGCCCTGAGCCCTTGTGGGCTGTGGCCTTGGCGGCGAACTTGTCGGCTTCGGATTGCAGGTGGTTGAGCCAACCGGTGGGGATTGGGGGGACCTCCATGGACAAATAGCCTATGCCATCAGCAGGTACAGTATAGAGGTCACTGAGCGCCACCGCCCAAAATGGAATCACATGCATATCATGGTTGTCATACCATTCGTCATCCACGTCGCGGGTGGCGACGGTAAGGACGACCTGAGCGCGCTCGGGGCTGGTGGCGTTGACGACGTAGGCGACGAGGTGGGGGTCAGTCGTAGTCATAGGAACCGCCAAGCTTGATGCCCAAGTTGATCAATGAATTGCCAAACCGCTGTGCCCAACGCTTATACCAAGGCGCAGGTTTGAACCCTTCCGGCGGCATGATGTAATCAAGCAACTCATTACGCTGCGTTAGCATCTTGGCTATGTGCGAGTTCATTTGAGCCACGCTCGCTTCAGACACGCGCGCTCAATCCTCAAGGGACATTGGCTTTGGTTCGGTCATGACTTCCCAATCCCCAGCTTTTCAAGGATCATCTCAGCAGCCGAGCGTTGCTCCTCAGTGGTCTCGGCATAGAGGCGCTTGCGGGCTGCTTCGGTGCGACTGATGCGGGTGACTTGGGGTTGGTCAAGAGGCTCAACGTACTTCTGTGGGGCCGTAGGGGATTGCTTCTCGACACGGCGGGCCTTCAGTACGACGAGGGCATCAAGTAGGCCCTTAGTGCTGGCATCGTAGCGTTGAATGAACGGTGGGCCGCCGGACTTCATTGGTAGCTCAACAAAGATCGAGTGCTCGTCGTCGCTGATCCAAGCGACAATGTGCCAAGCTGGGCGGGGGTGTGGGTCCATGGAGTCGCCTCGGGGTGTCATCGACGCATCCGGCTGGGGGTTGAGGGTGGCGTGGCAGCAACATCAACAAACAACTTCGCGCCAGTGATTGGCAACGGAGGTTCATCGGTTGTGTAGATGAAGGTCGCAGGTTCCGCAATGGGTGGTACGCCCTGCGGGCGCAGCTTCGCTTCAATTCGATCAAACGTGGCCTTGGTCATGCCATTGAGATCGACGACGTCATGGCGGTCGTGGTCGTAGAACCATACGCTATCAATGATGCCACGCTCCTTAAAGATTGGAAGCATAGTTCTATGTCGGCAGGTATGTCGTGTGCCCGCTGGGCATTCGCAAGCCTCCTCCGAACATAGGTAGGAGGATTCAACTGCACCTAAATCGTCGAACTTGGTGATTCGAAAGCCTTTTGGACTAGACATACAATTGTATAAGGCCATGCGAACATGCCTCCATGATCGGTTTGTTTGAATGAAGTTTATTGCGGACCAAGATACGTCGTATTCGCGCGCTAACTCAGCGCAGGTTTCACCCTTGGCGAGGCGCTTCTTAATCAATCTGACTGAAGCTTCGGTGAGCTTTGAGTTGCCGTTGGCGGAGCCTCTAATTATAGCTCTGCGCCCCTTGCGGAGCATATCGTGTACGTTATCCTGTTGAGTACCTAAGAATAAATGCTTAGGGTTTACGCATAGGCGATTGTCGCATCTGTGCAACACATTTAAGTCATTTGGGATTGGGCCATAATGCAATTGCCATGAAACACGGTGCGCCATTTGATAGCGCCCGGCTATAATGAATTGTCCATAGCCATTTGTGCAAGTTGAACCAGACCATTCCCAGCAGCCGCTAGGCATGATGTTCCATCGGCCCATAGCGTCGGATAGCTTATTGGCAATGGTCATGGCCTTCCCCATTATCTGCAGGTAGTATACCACACTAAGGCCAAGAAGTCAATAGCCTTAGTGTGGGCTTGTGTGGTGTGGTCAGCGAAGCTCAATCGAAGGCACAATAGCCGTAGGCTTAAAGGTGACGCGGTATTGATACACGCCAACCTTAGCGGCTTCCATCTGCTCAGAGAAGTAAGTCACGTTGTCGCTGAGCCCAAGGAAGTGTTTCTTGTAATCCCCTTCGCCAACCTTACAAGTGACTGTGAGTTTCTTATCTGAGTGTTCTTGAGAACATAACCCTTCAATGGTTAGCATGTAGTCGCCTGTTATGCCGTTGTAGAACACGATACGGCGATTGATCTTAAAGTTATCGGCGGCCTGTGAGAGGTTGTAGGAAGCCACTTGTGCATCATTTGAACAAGCCGCTAAGCTAAGCCCTGCCGCTATAAGACCTGCTACTTTGATTGAGTGTGTCATTGCCATCTCTCCATCTTGTTAAAAGAAAAGGGCAGGAGGGTTTGTGGCCCGCCTGCCCTTTGTGGGGTCAAGCGTAGAAGTTGTCCAAAGTCCCACCATTGGCGAGCCAGTATTCCTTGGTGCCTCTCAGTGGGCTGCTGTTGTAGCCATCCCAGAAGTCCTTCTGATCGATCTCAGACCAACGCTTCCCTGCGTACTTACCCACGCTTCCACCACGGTCCGAGACAAACCCTGTGGGTTCGGCAGGCTGGGATGGGGCATTGGGCGATGGGGAGGCGGTCCCAGAGGCAGGGCTCAAAGGCAAAGGGCTGTCACCGCCGAACTGCGATGCACTGACCATCGGCTCGACAGAGGAAACAGGATGGTACTGGCCTTCCGTCGAAGCGGCAGATTGAGAAGGGTCCGCTTCACTCTGACCCTGAGGTTGCACAATGCCATCCGATGGCATCGGTTCGTGTCGGGTGTACCAGTCATCTGTATGGCCAGAGGATTGCTCTTGCGAGCCTTGCGCCTCTGGCTGTACCGTAGGGTTTACAGGGGCAGGCTCTGGCTTGTCCACCATGCCCACAGCCGAAGCAGCAGCTTGAATGAGCTTGGTAAGGCCGCCGTGCTTTTCTTCAAGCTCCAGAAACCGAAGCTCGGCGTCATCACGCTCTGCCTCCAGTTTGTGGTTGCGCTGATTGAGCGACTCGATCTCGGCCTTGAGGTTGAGGATGCGCTCCTCACAGGACTGCACAGTTGAGCGGAGGGTGTCAACCTCAGCGTGCGCTTCTGCTAGGTCTGTGCGAACCTTCGGAAGCTCCTCCATCGCCTTGGCCATCTCGACCAAGTCAGTGACGAAGTTGTTGACTGCATGCGGACTCATAGTCGGACCTTTCTGTTTGATTGCTCACTGGGGCCTGTGGGAGCAAGCTCCTCTACCCTCAGTCTTTGCATGGTAGTACCCCAAGGGGCGCTGTGGATATACCACCCGCTACCTTGGGGTTAGTCGGACGTAAGGGATCACTGAGCGATCCTTGGCTGTGCCAATCTGGTAGATCATGCTTGGGTTGATTTAGTATTTCACCACAAGCAGTCTTGCGTACCAGCTTCCAATTACTCGCTCAGTGCACACTCAAGCAGTGCCGCTCAGGCCGTCGGATTTGCCTGAAGCGTTGGGTTAGCAGCCCCTTGCGGCGCCGCGGCCCCAGCCTTGCCCTTAGCCCCCTTGGCCCTTGGCGCAACCTTACCAGACTGCGTCTTGGACAGCGGCGGCTTCGGGGGAGTGACCTCGGCAAGCTTCGAAACATCCACACCCAGCAACTGGCTGAGGTTAAGCTGTGGGGTCTCTTCGCGTGCCTTGAGGTTGGCTTCGGCCTGCGCAATGATCGACGGGGTTGCCGCGATGTACTGCTTGGCCGCTGCCGTGAGTTCCTTGGCCGTGATCGAGTTCTGCTTGCGCTTTGCCTTGCGCAGCGCGTCCTTGATCAGGTTGCGGGCGAGCCGCATGGCCTCAGTCATCACCTTACCGGCGACCTTGGCGGCCTTGGCCCCCGTGATCTTGGTCTTGCCGGAGTACATATCCGCGACGTTGGCTTGAGCGATCTCAAGGATTTTACCCTTGCGCTCAGCCTCGTCGGGGTACTGTGCCTTCGTCGCCTTTGAGGTTGCACGCTCCGAGACGGCTTTGAGCCCTTGGAGAATGACCTCGTTCCAGACGTGCTCCGGGATACGGTTCACGTCAATTTCAAGCTCGCCTGCACCATTCTTCAGTGCGACCTTGACGATCTTGACAGCGGATGCCTCGGCCGGAGCCTCGGTGGCCACTGAAGGCGCGTCGACAGTTTCTAGGTCTGCCATAACTTACAGTCCTCTTTTGTGTGGGCGGAAGTGCCCACGGTATATGCTCAGGTAGTCACCACTGTTATGATCGGTCACAGAGCATGGCATTAGGTACACAGAGGTTTGGCTATGGCTGCTTCGGTAAGTGGGCAACCAAGGGCCTGAACCCCTAGTTGGACCCGCCTGCGGCGGCAGCACTCCAAGCTTGTGCAATGACAGCGGCCCTACGTCCAGCGGTCTTAGTCAGAGCATATTGGTCGTGCGGGATTGCACGGGGGAGGGCCTGTTTGAGTTAACAGGTAACGAGAGTATCCTCAGGCGCTCGGATTAGATCACGGGGTGAACAAGTACACTCCCGAATGAGCTTGTTCTCGCCTTCGCGGTCTGGGAAGTATGTGGAACAGTCAAGGCCACTACCGTCTTGAAACATGCCGTGGCCTGTGGGTTCACCGTTGAAGAATATGCTACGGCAACCGTTGTAGCCTAAACCATCGCCACTAAAGGCGATCTCTTTGCACGACCAACGCAAGTTGGGGTGATGCTTACAGGTTAGAATAACATGACGCATGGCGTAGACCTCGCTGGCCCTCGCCGATGCAATCCCTGAATGTAGGCTAGGCGTCAAGAGCGCAGTGTTGACCTGCACCTAAGCCATCGCCATTGTCAAACAGCCCGGCGAGTGTGCGCCGACACAGTGGTTTAGGCCCCACTAAGCACCAGTTAGGTTAAGCTCGATGCCTCTGCCGAAGGAGCTGCGCTCCACAGCCCTGATCGACAGCGCATAGAATACCACGCCGCTGCCGCCGCGTCAAATCACGTTTTCGTGATGCGCTCACCTTAGCGCCGCGAGGGTCGTAGTGAGATTCGCGAGACTAATGCGAGCATATGACATGGCCATCTCTATCAACCTTGATTGGTGCGGGCCAACCGTCGGGATTAGTTCCAGCCATCAACGTAGCTGGGCCAATAGTTACAGTGTCGATATTACCAGAGCCCCTGGGTAGTTCTTGCGCCAAAGCGGTTGCGCACAACCCCAGAATGAAACCAATGGTTAGGCGCATAGCTATCTCCGTGTGCCCTGTTTGAGTTGGTGCAACACCGTGGCACGCTGCACAGCCTCACTCAGCGTAAGCGCCCTTGGTGCCTTCGGCGCCAGTCCAGCCTGTTGCAACACTAGGTCCGCCTGTGCTTGCACCTGTGCTTGCGCAAGCTGATGCAACTGATCGCCAGACTTGGGCTTGCCTTGTGGCACTTTAGGCAGGGCTGCGCCCACAGCACGCATAGGCAACGTCTCCCCTGTGAAATCATCCACAAAGGTCTGTGGGGCTTGTGCTTGCATGGCCTTGCCTGCACTGAGCCCTTGCACCACACTCGGTTGCTCAGGTTGCCTGTACTTGCCCATTTGGTGCTCCCTCTCTCAGCGTAACAAGAACAGTATACACCCTTTGGCCCAGGTTGTCAACACTGAAGTTCAGGTTCAATTGCTGCGCTCACGCCACGTGCCATCGTGCAGCCCTCATAACCCCTTGATGGCCTCATCCAACTCCGACCGTTCCGCAAGTTAGTTCGTTCGCGTCTGGGGCTCGATTAGGCTGCTAGCTAGCTGGTATATATATAGTGGGTCCATCGGACTTAGACCCGAACGGACGAACGGACGGCAGAGCCTTGCCATTGAGGGAACAGGGGGACCATGAGGGCGGCATGAGGGACGATGGCGGAGCAATGCACCGATTGCATGGCTGCTATGCGAACAGCGCGCTTGCAATCGGGGCGCAGCGGGCGCATTGTGGCGACGTGGCCAGCGACAATCGCTATGGCCCTAACACAGGACGAACGAACATGAACGCTCAAGACCTGAACACCATGTCAGCCGATGAACTGCGCACCTTGGTTCTCAAGATGGCAGCGCAACCTGCCCGCAAGCTGACCTGCAAAGTCACTGCGAAGAAAGAGGATGGCAAGGGCACAGATGGCGCATTGAGCGTGTACGGTCTGGGCCGCTTCCCGGTCACGCTGTACCGTTCGCAGTGGGAACAACTCATTGCCTTCACCCCTGAATTGCAAGCCTTCATTGCTGCTAACGCTGCATTGCTTGCAACCAAGCCGATCAGCGCCTAGCCTCCGACCGCCTGCAACCTTCCGGCCCTGCCCCCGCCATGGGGGTGGGGCCAAAATTTTGTGTCTGCCGTCGGGGCAGATAGGCTTCCACCACGACGTGCAGTTTTTGAAAGGCCCATACTCAAGGGCGCTATGGTTGGGTTGACATTGTGGTGGAACTGTGCGATGGTGGTTGGTGAAGATGGAGAACACTATGACGACTACTGTGAAAGTGCATGTGAACGGCAAGTATCGGGCCGATGTGGTTGTGACGTACGCCAATGGCCATGTCGTGAAGGATGTTGTTGAAGGGAACTACGAGGGCTCACCGAACCCCGGTGGAGAGAAGAGCTTCAGCTGCTACCCAGACCCGGTTTCCTTTTGGGTTTCAGAGAAGGAAGCTGTTAAGGACTAGCCATGCTTGAGGGCTTCGTCAACGTCTCGGCCACCCTGCGCCCCGGCGTCTACGCGCTGGTGCGTTATGGCACCGTCGTGTACATTGGCCAAGGCAGCAAGACCATGCTGGCGCGGATCGAGGCCCATCGCTCTAACTGGGGCAAGAAGCGCATGCCCGCGTGGATGCCAGCGTCGCTTCGTGGCGTCCTCTTCGATGAGGTGTGGGTACTTCCCTGCAAACTGGAACTGATCAACGAACTGGAGAAGCGCCTCATCGAGTTCTACCACCCGCGCTATAACATCAAGCTAAAGCCCCCACAGCCGATGCCCCTGCGGGACGTACTGAACCCCCAACCCGCGCAGCAGATGCGCCGCTAGTCAAATGCCATGGATTGATCCCGGTTGGTTGGACCGCAAGGTAGAGATAGCTGAGAGCCGTGACAACCGACGCCGCGCAGCGTGGCAGGCTGCATCTTGGTACCAAAAGGTTCTGATTTGGCTAAACGGAGACAGCCCCAACGGTGCAAATCATCGAAGGGATTGGAAATAACACAATGCCCCCGATCCGCAAGCCCATTGTCCTCCCCGACATCACTAACCTGCGCGAACTAACCCGCGCGGACCTTGCTGTGCTTGCGGAGCCACGGCCGCCCACTCGGTTGAAGCAGCTGCGGGACAACCACCACCGCATGGCGCGCGCTGTGGCCTCGGGCCTTAAGGACTGGGAGGTCGCTGAGGCTTGCGGCGTTAGCGTCAACCGCGTCACCACGCTTCGCAAGGACCCCTCGTTCAGCGAGCTCGTTGCTCACTACCGTGGTATGGTCGCAGACGAATGGGCCTCTTCAGACTCTGTGCTCCAATACCTAAAGAGCAATGCCGCCAAAGCCCAAGCTATGCTCTCAGACAAGCTCGACGAGGCCGCGGAGAAGGGTGAGTACCTCCCCACCCGGGACCTCCTTGGCATCGCCGAACTGGGCCTCGACCGCACTGGCTATGGCAAGGTCAACAAGAACGTCAACGTCAACGTCGACTTCGCCGCGAACCTTGAGGCTGCGCGCCAGCGTGCCCGCGGAGCCCGGCCTACTCCTTCGTTGGTTGAAATTGAGGGTGAGATTGTGCCCACGCGTCCCGCCCCTAATCCGGCGCCTGAGTCCGCTGCCCCTCAGTCCGCTCAAGCGCCAGCCCAAATGCGGAGGGCCTAGCGCTGCCTCCCACCCAAACCCCTGCTGAGCTTGATCGCCGCGCGACGCGTCGGACAGAAGCTCTGGCTGATCGCCAGCAGGGGGACCAAGCTGGGGAGCGAAGCTCCTGGGTCATTGCCCATTGGGGGCGCACATGCTAGCCCCTATGGCCGAAGGCCTGCGAGAGGGTTCGGAAGCAAAGGCCGTACAGTCGGCGGATGCCACTGCTCTCTGGGCTTGGCTGGCTGAGGTAGCAGACGATCCCTTGGCCTTTAGCCTAGGGGCGTTCCCATGGGGCAAGGAAGGCACACCACTGGAGAAGTTCGATGGCCCATTGGACTGGCAGCGGGAAATCATGGAAGGAGTTCGATTGGGGCTTCTTACCGTGGACCAAGCAATTCAGATGGCTACGGCGTCTGGTCATGGTGTCGGCAAATCAGCCCTTGTGTCTATGCTTATATTGTGGGCATTTACTACCTATCCAGACTGTCGAGGAGTGGTCACTGCTAACACTGAGACTCAGCTTAAGACGAAAACCTGGGCCGAGCTCGGCCGCTGGTTCAACCTCTGTTGGTTCACCCGCGACCACTTCATCCTGAACGCCACCTCGCTCGTCTCCAAGGACCCCTCCCGCGAGCGCACTTGGCGCATCGACATGATCGCGTGGTCCGAAACCAACCCTGAGGCCTTCGCTGGTATGCACAATCGAGGCAAGCGCCTCCTGATCATCTTCGACGAGGCCTCCGCCATTGCCGACATCATCTGGGAAACCATCGAGGGCGCCACCACCGACTCCGACACCCAAATCATCTGGCTCGTCTTTGGCAACCCCACTCGCAACTCTGGCCGCTTCCGGGAGTGCTTCGCCGATGGCAAACACAGCGACATGTGGCGCTCGCGTCAGCTTGACAGCCGCACCGTCGCCATCACCAACAAGTCCCGCTTCGAACGCTGGGCCAAAATCTACGGCGAGGACTCCGACTGGTTCCGGGTCCGCGTCAAGGGCCAGTTCCCCCGCGTCGGCGAGATGGAATTCTTCATCAAATCCGATATCGACGCCGCAATGGCCCCTGATCGGGAAGTGTTCGTTGATGCCTTCACACCGCTTGCCTTGGGCGTGGACGTAGCCCGCTTCGGACGTAACAACTCCGTGATCTACCCCCGTAAGGGCCGTGATGGACGCAGCCTTGAGATCAAACGCTTTAGTGGTATCAGCACCACTGAGTTAGCGAATAGGGTCCACGACTGCTACATCCAATGGCGCCCCGACGGCATCTTCATCGACGGCGGTGGTGTCGGCGGTGGTGTCGTCGACAACTGTCGCAACCAACGCCTCTTCGTCTGGGAAGTCCAGTTCGGTGGCAAGGACGACATCACAGGCGTCGGTAACAACAACACAGGCGAGAAGTATGCGAACAAACGCTCCGCCATGTACGGCGCCGCGCGGGAGTGGATGCGCACCGGTATGCTCCCAGACTCCCCTGAACTGCGGACCGCCATGCTCGCCATTAAGTACACCTTCAACAAGAAAGACGAAATCCAATTGGTGTCGAAGGAGGACCTCCTCGACGAGAACCCAGACCTCGACCTCGACACCCTCGACGCCTTCGTCCTGACCTTCGGGGGCCCCTTGGCCAAGAACGCCTACGCCGGTGGCGACTTCCCACACCCTCCCATTGTGGAAACAGAATATGATCCATACGCGCCTGAGAGAATGGCAAGCTGATCGCTTCCTGTGTTGCGTGGATCCCATCACCCTCACCGGCCTCGCCCTCGCAGGGCTTGCTGGTGGCGCTGCCACAGCCGCCGCCACAGGCGCCTTCAGTTCCAAGGGCTCTGGTGGTGCCCCAGCCGCTGCACCCACCCCCGTGGCCCCACCCCAGCAAGCTGCCCCACCCGCCTCTGCCCCTCAGTCCAAACCTCAAGGCGCCACTAACCAACCTAGCTTCATTGGGGCCGCTGCTGCGCCGCCTGTGCAGTCTGGGCAAAAGACATTGTTGGGTCAGTGATGCCCGTTGTCCCTATCACCTCCGGCCGTCGAGGCAAACCCCAGAGCGCCGCCTCCGCCTTGCGCCCCCCGCCTGACGAACCATGGGCCCTAATGGCCGCAGCCCAGATGCATTCCGAAGGCCGCCTAGTCCAGCCCAACCCCACCAACGAGGTCCCTAGTGGCCAAACTGGCAACAGCCTTCCCGCGAACTGAGCGCCCTGTCGACACCGTCGACACGCGCGCCTTGCGCTACAGCGAAGGCCGTCTCATGGGCCTCCGCGTGAACCGCTACTCTTGGTGGACCCACTGGCGTGAGCTCGCAGACTTCTTCCTGCCTCGGAGGTACAAATGGATAGTGACTCCGAACCAGATGGCCCGGGGCAGCCCGATCAACCAGCACATCCTCGACTCCACTGGTGTAATCTGTGCCAGAAACTTAGCCAGTGGACTCGTATCCGGGAAATCCAGTCCGACCCGCCCTTGGTTCAAATTGCGTGTAGGGACTGTGGACAGTACAACTACATCCCCGGTTAGCCTTTGGCTCGCCGAGTGCGAACGGCTCATCTACCTCATCTTCGCCGAGTCCAACTTCTACAACTCCATCGCCCAGTGGTACTTCGACCTCGTAATCTTTGGCACGGCCTCAATGCTCATCTACGAGGACTTCGAGAACGTTATCAACTGCATCAATCCCTGCGCTGGCGAATACTACATCGACATCGACGGCAAATACCGCCCCACTATCTTCTACCGCGAGTTCACCATGACGGTAAGCGCAGTAGTCAACGAGTTCGGCTATGAAAACTGCTCAGACACCATTAAACAACTCTTCGACGATCCGGGTGGTGCGAACCTTACGCGCGAACTCATTGTCGCTCACTCCATCGAACCGAATGATGATGGTCGAGCAAGTCAGTTTGGCTTTAGCTCTAGGTATGCCTTCCGAGAACTTTACTGGGAGTGGGGCGGCTCAGCGTCCCCCCAAGGCTCCAACTACCAACCCCAAGGCTTCCTCCGACGCAAAGGCTACTTCTCCCAGCCCAACATCACCGGTCGTTGGGACCTAGTCTCGAACGATGCCTACGGGCGCAGCCCCGGCATGGACGCCCTGCCTGACCAGAAGCAAGTCCAGTTGGAAACCCGCCGCAAGGCCCAAGCCATCGACAAGATGGTGAACCCACCCCTCGTTGCCGATGCCCAGCTGAAGAACCAACCTGCCTCCCTCCTCCCCGGCGGCATCACCTACCTTCAAGGCATGGCCGCCGCGGGTGGCAAGCCCGCTCTCACCTCCATCTACGACACCCACCAGTTCCCCGTCCAAGCCATCACTGAGGACCTGACCGAGGTCAAGCAACGCCTCGCCAAGACCTTCTTCAACGACGTGCTCTTCACTGCCTCACAGTTCGAAACCCGCTCCAACGTCACCCAACTCGAATGGAACATGCGCAAGTCCGAGTCCATGATCGCCCTTGGCCCCGCCCTCGACCGCATCGACTACGAAGGTCTCGACATCGTCCTCGACCGCGTCTTTGACATCGCCACCCGCGTGGGCATCCTCCCTCCACCGCCGCCTGAAATCCAAGGGCAGATGATCAACATCACCTACATCTCGATGTTGAAGCAAGCGCAGGAGGCCTCAGCCGCGGGCGGCATTGAAGCCACCCTCAAACTCGCCGGTGAACTCGAGGGCCTCAAACCCGGCTCCATGATGAACATCGACATCGACTACGCCCTTGACAAATACTCCGAACTTCAGAACAATGATCCCAAGATGATCAGAAGTCCTGAGCAGTTGAAGCAAATGCGGGACGAAGAAGCCGCGCAGCAGCGTCAGGCGCAACAGGCCGCAATGGCAGAGCAACTCTCCAAGTCCGCCAAGAACCTCACCGATATCGTGCCCGGTGGCGCAGGCTCAGGGGCAGGGACCACAGCTGCGCCATGACCCAAGCCTCCACGCACGACCGCAAGTCCGTACGCGAGGCCGAGAAGGCACAGCGCCTTGCCGATGCCCGTCGTGAAGGTGTCGTCAAGCTTCTGATGTCCACCCCCGACGGCCGCGAATGGACCTTCGACCTCCTCGGCCGTTGCCACCTCTTCAGCACCACCTACACCGCCGACTCGCGCCAGTCCAGCTTCCTCGAGGGCGAGCGCAACATTGGCCTGATGCTCCTCGGGGACATCCTCCGCGTTTGCCCAGAACTCTACCTTCAAGCCCAAAGAGAATCCAATGACCGACACAACAGTGACGACCGATCCGCCGCTTCAGAACGACCCAGCAGCGAGGACCGAGGACGGCCAGATCAAGGACGTGAGGGACCAGACGCCAGCGCCGACGACAACGCAGACAACGGAGACGAAGCCAGCCGAGACGAAGCAGACAACCGATTCGACATCAGCCGATACCTCCCAAAAGGAACCGGCTGACGACAAGAAGCCCGACCCCGCCGCTGGCGCCCCTGAGAAGTACGCCGACTTCGAAGCCCCGGAAGGCCTCACTGTCGACCCCAAGGTCATCGAGTCCGCGGTCCCCATCTTCAAGGAACTGAACCTCTCCCAAGACCAAGCCCAGAAGCTGTTCGACTTCTACACCACGCAGCAGAAGGCCCTGATCTCCGCTCCCCAGGAAGCCTTCAACGCCACCGTCAAGCAATGGCGCGCCGACACCGCTGCCCACGCCGACATCAAGAACGCAGCCGTCGATGGCAAGATCGGCGTGGACGCCGCCATGATCAACATTGGCCGCGCCAAGCAGACCTCCGCACTGAGTTCGAGCAGGCCATGAACACCACCGGCGTTGGTGACCACCCCGCCTTCGTGCGCGCCCTGAACAAGTTCGGGCAGTTGTTTGGTGAAGGCAAGTTCGTCAATGGCGGCGGTCCCTCGCCCCATGGCCAAAAGGCCCCCGGCGCCCCCGACAAGCCCTCGCCAGCCCAAGCCCTATTCCCCAAGCTCCCTAGCGCAGCTGGTTAAAGCAATATGCTCGACTACGACCGCTTAGTAGACCTGTTTGACCTATACGACGACGGTCGCTTCGTTAATCGAATCAGTCGTGGCCGCGCCAAAGCTGGCGAGCGAGCAGGTTACTTGGACGTTCATGGCTATCGACGCCTCGTTATCGATTACGTCAAGTACTACGAACATCACTTGGTTTGGTTTTACGTCCACGGCGAATGGCCCGACGAAATCGACCACATCGATGGCAACTCAGCGAACAACGCGCCAACCAACTTGCGCTTGTGCAACCGTTCACAGAACAACTGTAATTCCCAAAGACCAACTGGCGAGTCCGGCCTGAGAGGGGCGTACTTGGATAAGCGGAACCTACAATGGTATTCCAAAATCCAATTCGGCGGTCAAGTGAAGTTCTTGGGCAACTTCAGTTCAGCGGAAGAGGCTCACCTTGCCTTTGAAGTTGCGGCTGAAAAACTTCACCGGGACTTCTACGTCCCACCACAACCCGCTATAGGACCATAACTCATGGCAACGCAAGGAAGTCTCGCGTTAAGCTACGCGGACTGGGCAAAACGAGTTGACGACGGCTATCGCATCGCCGCCATCATCGAGCTCCTCTCCCAGACCAACGAAATCCTTGACGACATCCTCGTCATGGAAGGCAACCTGCCCACTGGGCACAAGACCACAGTCCGCACCGGCCTCCCGCAGGCCACATGGCGCCTGCTCAACGCCGGTGTCCCCAACGCCAAGTCCACCACGGCACAGATCGTCGACACCTGCGGCAACCTCGAAACCTACTCCGTCATCGACAAGGACATTGCGGACCTCAACGGCAACACCGCTGAGTTCCGCCTATCCGAAGTCCGTGCGTTCCTCGAGGGCATGTCCCAGCAGGTCGCCTCAACCTTCATCTACGGCAACCAGCACCTGAACCCCGAGCGGTTCACTGGCCTTGCTCCACGGTACTCCACCGTCAACTCCTCGAACTCTCAGACTGCCGCTAACGTTCTTGATGCGGGTGGAACTGCTTCCACGAACACCTCTATGTGGATTCCTACTTGGGGTAGCGACACTCTGCACGGCATCTTCCCCAAAGGCAAGATCACTGGCCTTCAGCACCGTGACATGGGCGAGTGGCCCGTGGCCGATGCCTCTGGCAACACCTACCAAGCCTACCGCGACCACTTCAAGTGGGAGGTTGGGCTCACGCTTCGCGACTGGCGCTATTGCGTCCGCATCGCCAACATCGATGTAACTCAGCTGACAGGCGTCTCCGCCGCCAACCTGATCAACCTGATCGTGCGCGGCCTCTACCGCCTGCCTACTGCCCCCACCCAAGCCACGGCGATCCAGACCTCCGACTCCCCTGAGGTCCGCGCCAACATGGGCCGGGTGATGATCTACTGCAACAGGATCATCCGGACGTATTTGGACCTTCAGGCGATGAACAAAACCAACGTGCTCCTTCGCCTCGAAGAGTTCAACGGCCGAGTGGTGACCACCTTCCGCGGCATCCCTGTTCGTACAGTGGACGCCATCCTCAACAACGAAGCTCAAGTGACCTGAGCACGGAGACCCATCATGATCTTAGACTGGCTACTCTCCTTCACTGGGGCTTCACCCTCAGCCCCCACTGACTCCCCAACCATTGGCACCCAAGTCGCCTCGAACATCATCGACCTTGGTGTCATCTTGGGCATTCCCACTTCCGCCAACGGCGGTGGCGCGCGTGACATTGGCGTCGGCGACCACCCTTCGCTGAAGCTCTCAGCCTTGGTCACCACCGCCTTTGCCTCAGGCACCTCGCTTCAGCTTGAGCTCTCTGGTGCCCCTGACAACGGCTCTGGGGTCCCCGGTGCCTACACTGTGATGTGGCTTGGCCCCGCCGTCGTCGAGGCCACCCTCGTTGCTGGCATGCAACTCGCCAACATCGATGTCCCTCGCCCAGTCGCAGGCCAAGTCCTCCCACGGTTCCTACGCCTGCGCTACATCACTGTAGGCACGCACACCGCGGGTGCCCTTGAAGCCAACATTGTCATCGACCGTGACGACCAGATCGTCGGCACCACCGGCCTCTACTCCGGCTACCCCGCTGGCATCACCGTGTCGAACTGAGGCACACCATGAAGCTCAAACATCTCACTCTAGGTGCTCTGCTTTGGCTAGGGGCAGCTTCGGCTGCCTTTGCCCAAGCAGTCAACACCGTTCCCCAGGTTGGCGTCATCTCTGCAATCCAGAAGCAGCCGACCTACACCGCCTCGTCAGTTGGCCTCGTCCCTGCCTCCTCGGCCACTGACATCTGGTGCATCTCCCCCGGTGCCTCCCGTAACATCTCGATTCGCTCGATCAAGATCACCGGCACTGCTGGCACCGCCGTCACCACGCCGTTCCTTGTCTACCGGCGTGTGTCCCTCGACACTGGTGGCACTCCAGCAACCTCGCTGGCACTTCCAGTGGCGGCGAAGCTCAACCCAGCGGATGGGACCTCCACTGCCACTCTCGTCGCCTACACCGCAAACCCCACGGTGGTGGACTCCTCTCCCGTCCTCATGGACGTGATCCAACCTACCCTTGCGGTCACCACCACTGCCAATGCTCAGCCCCCAGTCACCGCCTACGGTGAAACTATTGGCTGGTTCACCCATGGCCTCATACTTCAAAAGAACACCACCCAACAGGTCTGTGTGAACCTCAATGGCGTCACCGTCTCCTCGGGCGTCTTGAACATTACCGCTCAGTGGGTGGAGACACCGTGATGCGGAAGCTCCTCTTAGCCCTCGCTGGCTTCGCCCTTGGCTTCAGCCTCGTCTGGTTCACCCCGGGTCTTGCCCAGAACTTCACCCGCGGGATGCAGTTCAGTCAAGACACCTCTGGTGCCTTCGGCATCGACACCAACAGCGGTATCTACTTCCCAGGGCACATCCTATCCACTGGCGTCAATCGCCCTGCACCAACTCTCGGCGCCTGCGTCACCGGCGGCTCCCCAACCCTTGTTGGCACTGACTTCGCTGGCACCATCACCGCTGGCACCACTGCCTCCACTTCCTGCACTGTTACCTTTGGGCAAGCCTTCGGTGCAGCCCCTACCTGTGTAGTATCTTGGGCATCAGGCCCTCTCGCCGCGATGTCATGGACAACCTCCACCACCGTCCTCACTATTACACAGACTTCGAACGCTAGCTCCAAGATCATGTACATCTGCACGAGCACATCATGAACCGTATCAGCGCTGGACTTATCATTCTCCTTGGGCTGGCAAGTCCAGCGCT